CTTGTTGGTAAGTCTGATGCTTGGATTTTGGTGAAGTCTTCATAATTTTTAATCTCCGGGTAATGATATTGTAATACAGCAGACCTAAATGGGTCTATCTCAGCCAAACCTATACATTCATAGCCAAGTGGATGCCATCCCACTCCTGCTGATTCTATGCCACTGCATATGGATAAGTATTTCAAAACACATCTCCATATTTCTTATCAGAACTAAAACCATTGTCAGGTTTGTCATATTCTATGTCGTAAACTTTTTTGCCATTGGATCGTCTAGGCTCAACTCCATTTTGACTAAGCACTCGACTAGCCTCTTTAAAGTCAGGCATCCTTGGATTGGCTATACCCATGTCTCTGAGTAATTCAGTCATTTGTACTGGTTGTGGATTGGTAGTATTAAACTTCACATACTGCAACAACAAGTCTTCGACTGATGATTGGGTTCTGTAACCTTCATTGCTATCTTGTAACAATTCTCTTTCATCAGGTGATAAAAACCAATTCTTTTGTCCTTGGACATACATGGTTTCTTTAATCTCAGCCCAAACTTGTTGCATGTTGATTCCATGATTAAAGTTTATACCTGTCACTGCGATACACCAAAACCTCCTGTTACCACTGGAATCTGTTAGGAACTCCCTAGCATTGACTGAAGCATAAAAGGCTGTACGCCTTTGATAAGTAGTAAAGGCTCTATCGTAGGGCAACCTAAGTTCATCTGTCTTGGCTGTGATAAAGGCTTTAAGCTGATCTATGTCACTCTTCTTAAAAGTAGACTCTATCTCACCTAGTTCTACTATCCAGTGGCTTACAGCCCTCTTTACTGAATCCTTGTCACTGGGATTGAGGGTAGCACCTTCTAGTAACCATCCATTGTTGTAGTCACACAGTCTCTTGAACCACATGGTCTTGCCTAATCCCTGTGCTCCTTGGAAGACTAAGATACCTTCTAGTTCGACACCATTGGGCTCATAACAAGCTGCCACACAACTAATTAACCATTTCTTGAGCAACATGTCTTTCAGAGCTTCAGGTGTGCTCGAAGTAATCGTCTTTAGGAACTCGCCAATCCTAGATGTTCCATCCCAAGGCTTGCTTTCGATCCATTCAATGACAGGATTGTATTCATTCGCAATCACTTTGAGATAATCTCTCACCCTAGTGTGAGGTACTCCCATCTTAATACAGCGATCTTCGATCTCTACCAAACTCGCTTCTTCCTTCATGTCAGCGATAAAGTTCATATGAGGTATTTCTATCTCCATGCGTTTTTTAATCACATTGTAATTAACATGAATGTTGTGAGTCTTCATGACACCCAAGACATTTTCTTTTAGGTTCAACATACGACCTTTTTCTGAGGTCACAAAATCGACATCTGTGGGAACATCGACAAACTTGAGAGCAGGGATAACTTCGCCACTGACAGCCCTGTGGTCGTTGTAGTCACCTTTTGTTTCAGGCATGTGTACCTCAGCCATGCCACCTTGTTTAATGATCCACTGACAGGCTTTAATAGCCTCTTTCTCACCAGTCTTAGAGTCATCGTTATCTGCCACAAAGATGTGTCGTCTGTCTTTGAGTGTTTCAAAAACGCTTTCAGCAACCTTCGATAGGTTGTAAGCATCGAAAGAAACAAACACAGGACATGACATGTCTCTGTAAATATCAGCACAAGTTGCGTAACCCTCACCATAGTAAATCGTGTCTGAGGTCTTGAGTATTTCTTGTCCAAGAATAAAAAAGCTACCTGCTTTTTTAGAACCAGTCAAAAAACGCTTGGTGCCATCGTCAGAGATAAATTGCATGCCCACCACAGTGAGATCATTGTTCAACATCGGAATCATTAAGAGTCCATTTTCATCTACCTTCAAACCATAAGATAAAACTCCTTTGGTTTCTAAATAGGGATGTTTCTCACAGTCTTCGCCTTTCTCCCACATAGCCTGTGAGCGTTTAGCAGATTTGGTATGTTTCTCAGCCTTCTTGACTTCGACTTCTTTCTTGAGTCGATCTATTTCTTCTCGTTCAGTCTTGGTAATGGTTTGGCGTTTACGATTCTCAGGTTTCCAAATCGCTGTCGGTTGGTCTGTAGATACTCTGTAATCTCCCACCCTTCCAAATGGAATACTCTGATCCATCCACAGTTGATACCAACCTGACAGCTTCCTTTCACCACCTAAGTTGATGTAAGCACGACCAATACTCCCATCAACCACCAAACCTTTGCGTGGATCAACTTCCATGCCTTGTTCAGATAAAAAACTTAAAAATTGTGACTCTATATCTCCTGATAAAGGTCGTTCAAAATTCTTGGAAGGTGGTCGTCTAATTTTCAATGTCTGTTTTCCCTGTTGCTATATCTATAAAAGTCTGTACAATCCTAGACTAATTTACAAATAATTACAACCAATGGAGTAAAAAGATTATGAGTTTAACTATTAAATCAGATAGCAAAGAGTTTGAAGCTCTACCTGAAGGACAACACTTAGGTGTCTGTTATAAGATTATAGACCAAGGGAGCAGAAATGAAACCTATCCTAGAGATGCAGAACCAAATTCTGACAACACTAAGAAAAGAAAAACATTAAGTGTGACTTGGGAAATACCTGAGCAAAAAATGTCTGATGGAAGACCCATGAGCATTTCTAAAACTTACACTGCATCTTTAAATGAGAACGCCACTTTATATAAAGACTTAGTTACATGGCGTGGTAAATCATTTACCAAAGAAGAACTTGATGGTTTTGACTTGGACAAAATGATAGGTGCACCTGCTAATTTAGAGATTGAGCACAATGCCAATGGTAACGCTAGAGTCAAAGCTATCTTTAAACCTGATGAATTTAAAAAGACTGAGACTATTAATGCAGGGATTATCTTTGACCTAGATGTTTACTGTGAAGAGTTTTCAGGTGATAGCACTGAGCAAACCAAAGCCATGTGTGATATTTATGATGGTTTACCTGAATGGCAACAAAACCTTATCGAAGAAAGTTTTGAACTCAAAGGTGCCAAAGAGTCAGGTTCAAGTTTTGAAACATCTGAGACTTCAAGTGGATTAGCTGATCTTGCTAAAGATGAGCCAGTCAAAACTGTTACAGACGAAGACATACCATTTTAGTTTCTGTTGGGTGACTTAGCTTTTTTGTTAAACATTATGCTTTCCCTAGTTGCCCACAGAATTCGTTATGAGTGATAACACTGATTATGTAAATGAGCCACCTCACTACTTAAAAGGTAGGATTGAGTCAATTGATTACATCAAACAACAATTAGGTGATGGCTTTAAATATTATTTAGAAGGCTCTATGCTGAAGTACAACCACAGGTTTAAATATAAAAACGACAATCCATTGGAAGACTTAAAAAAAAGCCAATGGTATCTTGATCGTTTAATAAAGGAATTATCCAATGAGTGAAGAAGGCATTAAGTTTACAGTTTTTCCATTGCCATCAGCCATGATGTTGCAACACGATTTAACTCCTGACATGGTTAATTTGCTGAACAAACATCTTAATAGTCTCAGGGTTGATAAGAATAAAACTTCTAGTGGTGACATCTTAGTAGGACAAATCTATACAGGTGAACAACTTACCATGGATCATAAGTGTGATGAATTAAAACCATTCACACATCTTATGGAGAATCTAGGAGTTCAGTACATTCAACAGTTTGTCAAAATGACTCGTTGTGGTGTTTATCCTAAACGAGTAGAGATGGATCAACTGTGGTCAGTACATTCTTATGCAGGTGACTATAATCCAGTGCATGATCATGGTACTCAGTCATTGATGGGTATTTCTTTTACCACTTGGACTATGGTGCCACCACAAATTAAAGACAACAAAAATTTAGATTTATACAACTCATCAGGTGCAGTTGATGGGTACCTAAATTTTATTTATGGGCTCAATCAAATCATTGATCCTGAAAGACTGCGACCTGCACAAGCAAGAATAATTAAACCTGAAGTTGGCAAGCTCTTGATGTTTCCATCATGGCTACAACACATGGTGTACCCTTTTCAGGGTGAAGGTGAAAGACGAACAGTGGCAGGCAACTTAAACTGTTGGGATGTAACACCTGAAGAAATGGAGCAATCAAAAGATGGAATTTAAAGAAGGCGTTTACGAAGACTTACCCTTTGAGGAATACAATGAGATACCTGCGTATCGAGCCTCAGACCTAAAGCAAGTCGATCAATGTGTGTACACATGGAAGAATAGATCAGGGTTTACTGAATCACCTG